GGTGAAGAAGATCCTTGGGCTTTCTTCATCTGTGTTGCTTCTTCCTCAAAATGTTCCCTCATTTTATTGAAGGTGAAGTTTCTTAACCAAATGGGCATGTTATATATAGTGTGCCAATCATAGCCGCCATTACTATGAAATACTACCTCATGAATTTGGCTAAATAATGAAACTCTATATTGTGGCGTCAGGCCAAAAAAAGTTAACAGTGATAGGCACCTCTACGTCCTCCACACCGTCGCTCAATTCAACTTGAGTTTTTAAGTTTACATCTGGTTGTGTTGCTTGAACATGTTTACGAAATGCTCTGGCATCGGATGCTAAAAAATAAATGTCTACAAACTCGCGAATTGTCTTTTTATCACTATCGCCGTTGACTGATGTAATCATGTATTTCATACGTGTAGAAACATCATAAGACGCACTCTTATCAATCTTCTTTAAACCTCTAATTTCGGCTTCAATAGATGTTTCATCCTTATGAGTTAAAAGTTTATATGTAATTAATGCTTCGGTGTTTGGTAAAGTGAAATTAAATTCATTTTCACCTCGTGTAATTGATTTTTCATCAAATTCTCTATTTTCTAGAATTGATAAATCAATAGCTACGGTTTCACCTTTAAGTTGAAACTCATAATCTTTACCATATCCTAAAATACGAGCTGCAATCATAACTGCATTTTTATCCCCTACAATAAGATCTTGATAGTTAATTTTAGATACAATAAGAGATTTTAGTAATTTATCTAATACTGTACCATTTTTAATATATGATTCATTAGAAAGAATATCTTCTTCCTTAGCGGTCATATATTTCATTTCGATAGTTCCCGATGACAAGGGATTGTCTTCAGGGTAAATTAACCCCTTTGAGGGTAATTCAATAGTTTCTGTTGGAAACTTGTGTTTGCTTTCTTCCATAATTTTTATTTAGTTATAACTTTATTACTTGTATACATATGTAATGTACAAAAAAGAGCTTAGTTTCCCAAGCTCTTCTTTAAAATATTTGACAGTTTCTTATTAGAAATTCAATACACAATAATCCATAGCTAATGTTAAACTAATATCTTGTGCTGTTCCTTCATCATCCCAGTTGTAACCTGCGAATGTTGCATCCATAATAAATGCTCCTTTAAGAATCCATTCTGATACTATATCACCAACAGGTCCTAATACGTTGATTGTTACATCTTTTTTATAGAAATCTGAATAACCATCTCTACCTGTTACTGATTCATGGTGTAATCTTACCCATTCCATTACTGCTTGAGCTCCTGAAGGGGTAATTGGATCGTAGAGTTTCATTGATACATTATCCCATGTTGATTTTCCTTTTACTTTACGTTGAACGTTAATGTGATTTAAGGTAACATCTTTTTGAGTAATTTTTATATCACCTACCTCTTTTATCATATAAGATGGAATTCCATCTACATACATGATAAATCGATTTTTTTGCTTTGGTTCAAAAGCGGTGAAAAACATTTCGTTTGGATCTAATACTGCCATTTTTTTATTTTTTTATTTTGTTCTAGTTATAAATATTATAGGTTTTAACTTTTATGACGGGAAAGTAGCTCCTGTTGGTAAAATGTTGAAATCTAGGTAAATAAATTCAGCTGTTTTAGTTGGTTGTAAATAAATAGCACCAATTAATTGGTTTCTATCGATTACATCCGGTGTATTATTTGTAGAATCCATTACTACTTTAAATGAATACAAACCTTGTCTTTGTTGTACTGATTCTAAATATGGATTTACTTGGCTTAAGAATGTGTTTCTTGTAGCTGCTGTATTCTGCTCAAATACTAAATTATCTGAAATTTGTGATATATATCCTTTTAGAGATATTAATAATCTTCTAACATTTACTCTGTCTAAAGCACTTGCTTGAGTTTGTAGTGTTTTTTGTCCAAATACTACAATTCCTTTTCCAGGAAAAGTTGCTATTGGGTTTACTTTATTAATATATAAATTATCTCTATTAGTTTGTGTTAATTTACGTTCTGCTTGTCTTACTGTACCTAAACCACCTCTGTTAATACCAGCTGGTGCAAACCATGCTTCTGATACACTATCAGTATATGCATAAACACCTGGTATTAAAGTTGAAGCTGGAACCCACACTAGTTGTGAAGAATCAGGATCTGTTACTTGCACCCAAGGCCAATATGAAGCAGCATATGAAGAATCTACACTTGCGGCTGTTGTTCCTACGGCTGTTACTGTTGATGAATAATTTTCAAGATCCATTACTACAATAGCATCACCTCTATTTTCAATATTTGAAATTAAAGTATTTAATGGAGTTGCATGTGTAGAATTTGAATAAACCAATCCCGGGGTTGTTATTACGTTATATTGGTAATCATCTTTATTTGCTAATAAATTAATTGCATCCGTATAATCACCACCTGCTAAACCTTGTGTATCTGTATTATTAATATTCTCATTGAAATTATTATTTTCTCCAACAATATTTCCTAACGCATCACCGAATGAACCACTTTGGGCCTGTGGAATTGAACTAGTATATGCTGAATTTGCAATACCGGCGTTATTAAAATAATCTGGTGTTTTTACATTTACTGATTTTACTCTTACGTATCTTGAAGCATTTGCATATGATCCTGATGATTGTAAGTATGGTTCTGATGTTCCAGATCCTAATAAGTTTGTTGTTGTATCTCCAATTACTCGAGCAATGTAATTACTTGCTTTTGGATCTAGAGAAACATTAGTAAATGATTCTAATACTGATTTTGATTTTGTATTGTCATCACCTCGTCTAATAATTACTGAAAAAACTCCTCTAGCAATATTTGGACTTGTAATTTCCCATCTTATGTTAGTATTTGATCCACTTTGTAAAGTTCCGGTTGAACCTTCGGTTGATGTACTATTCATAATAGTACCTTCTGCAAGTGATTCTAATGTGAAAATACTTTCTACTGATTGAATATTTCCACTAGCTAGTGTAAATACTACATTAGCACCACCTGCTGTAGTTGCACCTAACGAAGCTGAGGGGATTGTGATTGTTTCCCCTACGACATATCCTGAACCTGAACTTGTAACATCTATAGATGCTATTGTGGTTGCATCGGATAATGCTATACTAAATGCAGCTCCTGTTCCTGTAATACTTGAACTACCTGATACTCCAGTGTATGTTCCTGTTACACCATTTGTTGGTGGTGTTGAGATAGTGTATGATGCTAGTAAACCTGATCCTGATACTAAACCAGTATTTCCATCTACATAGGATGAAGTTGCTGATGTAAATGAACCTGAAGCAACTCTTGTTACTAAAAGTGTAGTACCTCCATTTTGGAAATAGTTAAATGCTGATACTGATGTTAAGAAGCTAAATTCATCTGAACCACTTTGAAAAGTGCTACCGAAAGAAGCTAAATACTCACTATAAGTTGTTACTAAGGTTGGGATATTGACTTTACCTAATACGGTTGGGCCTATAATTGCAGCTCCAGCCTGTATAGGTTGTGCTGTAATTTGTGATTGGTCATTCTCTCGTGCTAGTACACCTGGGGAAATTAATGTTTCTGCCATTTTATATTTGTTTTGATGATAAATATACTAAACTTATTCAAAAGTCTACTTGTTTGGTAAAAATTCGCCGGACTCTAAAGAAATGGTTCCTTCACCATATTTATCTTCTAAATCTTTAGCTAAATTTGCTTCTTGCTGTTGGATTTGGTTGAAATTTACTTTCAATTGCTCTTTTCTAAATTCTAAGTTCATAATTTGAACTTCAGTTTCTCCTATAACATTAGTGAGTTTTTTAAATTGTTCTTTTAGAGCTTTTACATTATTGATTTCTTCTTCTGTTAAAACTTGTTTTGCCATTTTATTCAAAATATTATGTTGTGTTTTGTTATAAATATAATTAAATTATTATTCTATCAATTGCTTCTATTACTATTGAAGGTTGTATTGTTTTTGTACATTCGTATTGTAAATCTGTATTTTTATGTTCAGGACACCATTCCCAATCACCGGCATCTAATCTTACTTTATTGTAGCAACTATTACATGATGTATTAGGTGGGGAAATACGTTCACAATCTTTAAATTCACTAAAAGGAGCACTAAACCCTGATATTAATATTGTTTTTGTATCTAAAGCCCAGCTTAACCAACTCAAACCACTACCTATACCTATAAAAAATTCGGCATTCATTATATCGTTGGCTCTGTCGGATAGTGGGAAATCACCAGTTTTATCTACTACTCCAGTCAATGTCCCACCCAATTTTGAATCATGCCATTCATCTCCTAGTTTTTCTTTGGTTATCATTACTACCTTATATCCTTTACCATTTAAGTAATCAATTATACGTTGCCAACCCCCTGAGTGGTTCCAATATTTAGCGTGTGCTGATCCGTGAGGTGCTATACAAACATACTTACCTTCAATTTTTGATTCTAAAGGTATATTAAATGATGTTTTTGGTTTTATTTCAATAAAATCAATCCCTAAAATGTCGGCGCTACATTCTTGTAGACTATACTTTCTGAAGTCGTTTGGGTTGGAGTTTGTATCTATTGTGTTATCTTCATTATAATGCCACCCAACATTATACATTGCGTATAAATCCGGTACTTTTTCTCCGGGTTTTATAAACTCAATATCGGGATATTCTGATTTAAACCAATCGTTGTGGAAGGTAGAACAAATTATTTGGCATGAATGTTTTTTTCTAAACTCTTCAACATATGGGAACCATGCTAGTGTATCACCAATAGCATTTGAATCTAAATGGATATAAACTCGTTTATCCTTAGCATTAAATTCATGTTCGAATATAACTTCATTATTACTTAAATCTGTAATGGTTATTTTATAATTTAGGAAATATTTTTTAATGGACTTAGTCCACATATTATTTGTGATTTCTGTTTCGTAAATTATATCACCATTATTCTGGTTTGTAAATTGTACATTAAATTTACCTGTTTTATCACCTAATACTTCTATAGTACACCCCTGTAGAAAATTTAATTTAAAAATATAATCTCCATCTTTGGATTTTATGTTTAACTTTTTTAAATTATTATATTCTTTGATTAATATTTCTTTCATATAACTTGTTGATAAATTTCTATAATATCTCTACTTCTATTAAACCACGATAATTTTTCGGATGTTGTTAAAGCACTTTGAATGTATGATTGTTTTTTATTTTGAATGTCATCATACCCAGCTTGCATGTCTAAGATATCACGTGGTGCTCTCCATAAACCATGGAAATCTGTTTCATGTTCAATCCAACCTATAGTTGGCATGCCACACGAGGCGGCTTCCAATAATGTTAAATTTGGATGACCTGCTTCTAGCATTGAGGGGTGGAGGAATATTTCGTGAGTTTGGAATAATTTTTTTACTCTTTCTTGGCTAGGATCAAATTCAAATGATAATAGTGGATTGTTTAATACCCAAGGATTAGCATTTAACCAATGTCTATTATTTTTAGGACCAGCAATAGTTATTTTTTTACCTGTTAGTGTAGATAATGCCACCCCAAAATTAAATCCTTTCCTATCAAATGATGGGTCATTTGCTAAACCATTATTAGCTACCATTAAAAAATCACCCTCCTTTTTAACATTAAAGTCGGGTGTGTAGAAGTCTGTATTAACCCCATGTGAAAAATATTTACATTTAGAATTATTAAAGTAATCAACTAAGAATTTGCCTGGCATTAGTGATACTAGAGATCCTTCTATAGCTCTCATATTTTCCTTGAAAACATGGGAGTTTTTACCATAATGGTATGCATGGTGATCGTGGAATTGGAAAACATAAGGAATACTCCTTAATTGTAGGGTTTCACATAAATTAGCTACGTGACAATGTACAATATCAAACTCACCTAGGGATATGTCTGATGCCATCCTAAGATGTACTTCATGGCCTAACTTTTCTTGATTACATTTAAATTCCCAAACAATTTTTTCAATTGCACCCCAACTTTTAGGAGGAACTGATATACCACAACCTGGATCAACTTGGCAAATTTTCATAGTTTTAAATCTCCTTTAATATTTGAATTGCTTATTTTTCTATCTACTAAACTAAAACCCGCAACTTGGAAAGATAAAGGCTTCTTATAAAAACCTTTTGGTTCTTGTCTAAAATTATTTGTTACCCACAGATCAAAAGCATCCCATTTTGAGTTATGTATCACATTCTGCACATTATCTATCTTATCCCCCATAATTAAATAGGCATGGGCATCTGTAAACATGCCAGCATCTATATGGGTATCGTAATCATTAAATATTTCATAGTTATGGGCAAAACTAAAGAAGGTATAGTCTTTATCTTTTGATATTTGGATTGCTTCTTTCAACTTACCTACAAATTCATCAGTATCAATTAATAGTATAGCATCACATTCAAAAAATAAATAAACTACATTATTATCTTTAGGACATGATAAAATAGCATCCGTGTGGGATTTAAAGCATCCATAATGTCCAGGAGATAGTTTATAATATCCTGGTTCCATTTGTATATCTTCGGGTCTACTACAACTTAAACTTGGTGGTGAATCCTCATATGGGGTATTAATTTGTTGGGTATATTCTATATCCTGATATTCACCTAACTTACTAATAGAATCTACTGATGTTTGTTCTCTTTCATCTTTAGGGTTAGTTAAGAGATGTATTATTTTAATTTTGGGGGTAATACTTTCTTCTTTTAATGTAATACTACCATTATTAGGTAATATATTATCATAATAATTTTTATTTATTGTAAATTTCTTTTTCTGTTCATATCCTGAGTTGTCAGATATGGTGAATATAATTTTATAATCTCCATTGAATTCTAGCAAATCAAAGAATGATGTAGTATTTTCTATAGTTATTGTTTTGAATGAAATAAGAGCACCATCTTTAATTACTTCGTAAGTTATATTCCTACTATCTCTACTATTTGAAATATAAAAATAGGGGGCAAAGTGATTAGGTTTATTAGATGGGAGAATGGTAAAATATTCTACCTGTGAGAAATCTCTATGGTCAAACATTTTCTTTGACTTTGAATTAAAAACTGATTCTTCTTCTCTATAAATTGAACCTTCATTTTTAAATATGTGGTGGAATAAATTTTCTAAACCATTAGATTCAGAACCATAAATTTCCATTAAATTATCATATTGACTTTCATCTTCAATTTTAGGTAATACTCTTAATAATTCTTTAGGATTACCAGCAAAGAAGTAGGTATATAAAGCATCTCCCTCTGTTGGGTGATGTTTGCTAAAATAGAAATTATTTTTATCTAAAATATTAGAGATGTTATCAATACCACTTTTATCCTTTAAGATATAATCATAATTTAAGAAATATGATTTTTTAAAATTTAAACTAGCTGCTAAAGATGCACCATTATAGTTGTTTGAATAAACTGATGGTCCATGATAGATGTCATTATTTTCTCCTTTTAAATTAACATTAATATTACATTCATCACTATTCCAATAAAAATTATTATAGTAAGTATGTTTTGTTAAGATATTATTCTTATCAACTACACAGTAATCAGCTTGAGATTGTAGTATGTTTGGAATTGGTATGTGGGATGTTAATATTACTTGATACCCATAACTTTGTATCGTTTTTATGCAGTCTAACGTTGTATTAACTATGCTATCCGTAGTAGGATGGGTGGATATAACGAAAACTTCATCTTGCGATGATTTAACGATTAAATTCTTCAATGATAATTTTATGTGTTCACAATTTTGGTTGAAGTCATCATATTCTAAATATTTAATTGATGGGAATTTATCAAAATAATTTAAATATACTGGTAAGTTATATAATAGTTGGGGAATTTGATATGATAATGCTTCACGGATTACTAGTGGCATTGTTTCTTTATCATTATTAGTACCCCTAGAAGTAAATAAAAATAAATCCATTGATTGGTAAAATTTATCTACATCAGAACGTTCATTCCACCATGTTAAATTATCAGGTTTATTTTCCATTAAGGGCTCCCAATAATGTTTAAAATTTTCTGCTTGGTTACCTAGACAATGAAATTCATATTCAGGTAGTGATTTTGCGTATTTAAAAAATTCTTTTTGATTTTTGCGAGGGGTAAATAAACCAACATGGAGGATATGTTTTTTATTTGGGTCTAAACCCAAAGCTACTAATGATTCTGTTTTATCAGGACGTTTAATATATTCAATTGGGTATTCTACTAGTACTTTAGGTATATCCAAATCCTTATATTGCTGAATTTGCCAATCTGATACAAACATAAATTTGTCAGGGAAGAAACGTTTTTGTGTTATGTCAAACGACGAATCATGTGATGTTTCTACAATATTATATTTTCTATCTGTGGAGTATAATTTTAGAGCAATATCACTACCCATAAAATATTCAGGAATTTCTTCTAAATGGATTATGTCAGGATTGATTGTATCTATAATTTTAAATAAATCATTTTTATCTTCACCAAGAGTATGAAATTTATTAGGATCAACTAGATCTACTAGTTTATTTCTTTGAACAACCAGTACACCTCCTGTACAATCTACCCACTCAATAAGATGGATTTCAAAGTCGCTTCTTAGTAATTCTATCTTTTTTAATAGATATTGCGGTAAACCCCCAGTTGATAAGTGGGGTGCGATGTAGAGGAGTTTTAACATATAACTTTTCTTATTTCGTGTAATATAATAACCATTATGTGGATAACCAAGCTATACTAGACACCACTTACGGATACCACTTGGGATGTACTAACACCATTAATGCTACCAATTATACCATCTCCTACCCCATTCACACTATTACTATAACCTGATGTGTATGTAAGAGATAGTGATATATTATTTCCGGATATTCCAATAGAGTCATTATATGGTAGAAACATTGGTGAAGAATTTAAGTAATCATTTTCATAATTTCTTAAAACTGCTATTACTTCTCCGGCATTAGCTGCCATAATAGCTGCTGGTGATGCCGTAAATGATATTGTGGTTCCAGAAGAAGCCCAACTACCTTCGGCATAATCAATTTCTTCAATATTATTATAATCTGTGGGTGCTAAAGTTCCTCCAGCCCCCTTAAAGGATGTGCTTTCTTGTATTATATATGTAGAAGTACCATTAAATGCATCCGAAACAAATACAAATTGCATACCCGTAATACTACCAGCATACGTTGAAGTGTCCCATTTAGCAAATGTTCTCCGTATTGTGAATTCCTCCCCACCCCTTCCTTCAACTGCAGAAACCCTCACATTAGGTGTTGATGAATTAGAGAGGACTGTACCTGAAGTTGCTCCTTGAGCATCTGTAAAGGTTGATTTTGGCCCTGAGTCTATAGTTCCCCAATTATCTATTGGTATTGTTACTTGTGCCATAATTTATGAAAGTAGTACCCATGTATTATCCGGGTTGAAACGTATTGTATTATTAGTCCATAAGTGACCTATTAATCTAACATAATCACCTGCTGAAAAGGATGCTATGGAAGTTGTGAATACTCCCGATGTTAGAGATAGATATATTGGGATTCCTATATTTCCACTAAATGAACTTAATCGAACAAATCCTTTTAATAAAACTCCAGCACCATCTCCCATCGATACTCCTAAAAGATTTTCTGATGAAGATGAATCAGCATCTGTAGGTCCCCAACTACCCCCTGTTGATAAAGTAACCAATACACCGAAGGCATTTTCATTTTCAAATGCGAAAGTTATTTCCCCACTTGCATATCCTGTAGCACCCGGTATACCATATTCTATATATCCTGAGTTGTTAGTTTGATTTAACCCTACCCTAAGTGGGTTTCTAATACCTACTGAGAAATTTGTGTTTAATGTGAAATCACTATTGCTAGCATTAATTAAAATGTTACCATCTGTTGTTGATCCAGCCAACCCTCCATCTAGTGTTACTACAAGTGGGGTTCCACCTGCACCCGAGGCACCATCAATTCCTGATGTACCATTTGTACCACTACCTCCTGAACCACCACCGGCTCCTCCAACACCTGTTGTACCATTTGTACCTGAAGTACCACTTGTACCATTTACTCCACTTTCACCATTTACACCTGCAATTCCAGTTGTACCTGCTGTACCACTGGAACCTGAAGTACCACTGGCGCCTGAAGTACCACTGGCACCTGAAGTACCTGATGTTCCTGTTGCACCTGAAGTACCAATTACACCTGAAGTACCACTGGCACCTGAAGTACCTGATGTTCCTGCTGTACCTGATTCTGCACTTTCACCACTTAAACCCTTTATACCTGATGTACCGGCATCTCCTGAGGTACCATTTGTACCATTTGTACCACTTGTACTTGATAAACCTGAGGTACCTGAAGTTCCGGATTTACCACTTGTACCATCTACCCCACTCTGACCATTTACCCCATCTACACCTGAGGTGCCGTTTGTTCCTGAAGTTCCGGATGTTCCGGCTACTCCTGATGTTCCTACTACTCCTGTTGTACCATTTGTACCATTTGTGCCACTTGTACCGGATAGATTACTTCCTCCACTTGTTCCTGCTACTCCTGATGTACCATTTGTACCTGAAGAACCACTTGTACCGGTTCCTGCGCTTTCGCCATTTGTTCCTGCTACTCCTGATGTACCACTAGTTCCGGAAGCACCACTTGTACCCATATCTCCTGATGTACCCCCGGAACCAGATGTTCCTGATGTACCGGATAGATTACTTCCTCCACTTGTTCCTGCTACTCCTGATGTACCATTTGTACCACTTGTACCACTTGTACCTGATTCTACACTTGCGCCATTTGTTCCGGCTACCCCTGATGTACCATTTGTACCTGAAGCACCACTTGTACCTGAAGGAGCACTTTCACCATTTGTTCCTGCTACTCCTGATGTACCATTAGTTCCTGAAGCACCACTTGTACCATCATCTCCACTTCCACCATTTACACCTGATACTCCTGTTGTACCTGAGGAGCCAGATGTTCCTGATGTACCACTGGCACCTGAAGTACCTGATGTTCCTGTTAAACCTGAAGTACCAACTACACCTGAGGTACCAGTTGAACCTGAAGTACCACTTGTACCTGATTCTGCACTTGCTCCTGCTGCTCCTGCTGCTCCTGATGAACCCCCAGAACCAGATGTTCCTGATGTACCTGATAGATTACTTCCTCCACTTGTTCCTGCTACCCCTGATGTACCATCTGTACCTGAAGAACCATTTGTTCCTGCTAATCCTGATGTACCATTAGTTCCTGAAGCACCACTTGTACCTGAAGGAGCACTTTCGCCATTTGTTCCTGCTACTCCTGATGTACCATTAGTTCCTGAAGCACCACTTGTACCTGATGTATTACTTTCTCCACTTGTTCCTGCTACTCCCGTTGTACCATTTGTACCTGAAGTACCACTTGTACCATCGGCTCCACTCCCACCATTTACACCTGATACTCCTGTTGTACCTGAGGAGCCAGATGTTCCTGATGTACCTGATACATTATTTTCTCCACTTGTTCCTGCTACTCCTGATGTACCATTAGTTCCTGAAGCACCACTTGTACCATCTGCTCCACTTTCACCACTTGTACCTAATGCTCCGGTTGTGCCGTTTGTACCACTTGTACCATTTGTACCTGAAGGAGCACTTGAACCTGATGTTCCTGCTATT